AACGTCGAGCCGAGAAAGAATCCAACCTCGAAAGTCTAATTCGACTTAACGTGCTTGTGTCCTTTCTCACTCTCGGTTTGGTCGGTGGTTTCGAAACTGTTCAACTTGCTATCTCAATGATCCCTTACTTGGGCTGAGACATCTTTTGACTAGGATCGCAGAGCATACAACTCTGAACCCAAAGGAAGTTATATTCGCATCGAACGACTTCACCAGTGCTTAGGCGTTGGTTGTGCTTGCAGAAATAAGTCTCATTGCAGGTTTCACATCTCACGCACATTACTCTTCCACCTCTTGGCAATAGAAACATTCCTCGTCAGAGGATTCTTCACAATAGAAACACTTGCCAATCATTAATTTGACCTCCTGGCTTCTCGCTCCAGGCGACAACATTTTGCACACCTGGGGATCGATTGACATACATTTGCGCTGGAACTAATACGCGTTCCGCAGTTGCAGAACCTTGGGTTCTTGCTCCAGGTCATTTAGAAGCCTCCATTCATTGTTCCGCCGCCTTCTTGAGTGCTGCCATGGCTCGACGATCACGGATGATACGTGCGCAGCCATCTTTGCCCATGGTCGAGACCGCTGCATCAATGATCTGTGACATCTTGTAGCCTTCATTCTTCATGTCTTGCAGGATTCTATCCGTCTCATCGCTCACCGTTATGCTGTATTGGTTCCCCATAACACGCCCAAGCAGTTCCTAATAATAATGTTATTCCTAATTGAATCGAAAAAAAGGGGTAGGCAGAATAATATCATATGGCTTGTTAGCATGGGGTGGGTGTGTCGGGGAGAGTATCTTATGGCTCGCCACCGGTAGAGAAGATTAAGTGCTGGATGTGGGGTACTTGTGTTGTCCGGGGGAACCGGTTTGGTACGTCATGCACAAAAACAACCCCCGGACACCCCAATAAGAGATGATTATTATGGCAACAAAAAAGACAAGCATATTTACCCTGAGCGAACGAGTGACAATTACTGCCGCTGGAACTGATACCTTTGCAGCGATTGACCTTGGGTCATATGTTGACGTTGGAGATCGCCAAGCATTGCAAGTTCACTCAGTCGATTACATCTTTGAAGGTTCAACACCAGGCGGATCCGTTACTGCTGCAATGGGTGGCACATCATTTGCGCAATGCCAAGTAACTGACCTCAACCGTGGTGGACTTGTATTTGCTAACGATAGAGCTCTAATTTCCAGCGCACAACTGCAATACGACACCGATGGATTCTTATCAAACACGAACGATATGTTCCCGGATAACTTTGGCAAAGGCCAAGATGACGGACGATACGTCGTTAACGATCAACTCTACATCACTGCACGTGCAGCAGCAAGAGCAGCTGACATCAACATCACTGTACGTGTAAATGCTAGCATCGTTACTTTGAGTTCGAAAGACTTCATGGCCATCGCAATCCAATCAACTGCCGCCGATAACTGAGGTGGTTAGCCTGGTTAAAGTCGAAGGAACCCTTGACGAACTCAAGGCGCTGTTTGTTGAAAGTGCAAAACAAGAAGCACGATCCACAGCAAAGCGAGCAGGAAAGAAAGCAGTTAAGGAGGCTGTCAAGGCTGTCAAGACTGTCAAGCGAGCACCGTCTGCGTATAACAAATACATGAAGAAGGAACTCGCTAAACTCAAGAAGGCTCATCCGCGTATGACTCATCAAGCACGCTTCAAAAAAGCAGCTAAGGGTTGGAAGAGTGCATCAAAGACGAAGGGGCGAAAGAAATGAGTCGCACAGTGATGTTCGACACTATCCTTCGTGGATGCACAGCAACCTATACAGTGGCTCCTCCAAATAGTGGATGGTATGTTGATAACACTCCATGGGGACGTGCAGGTGGCAGTCACATATACACACAAGACGTCATCGACATTGGCGGTATGACTACCACTCAAGAAGAGACGTTCTTTCCTCAAGCAGCTACAGTTCAGAACTCACCTTTCTACTCAGCACCTGGTGTTCTTAGTCCTGGCCCTGGCCAAGCACCATACGGAACTTTGTTTGAATGGGTGTTGATTACAGAGTCACCATTTAACGCGACCAAGTGGATTGAGGACCAATCATACTCTGTTGTTGGGCAAACCTTCGACACTCAATTTACATGCCCCGGTATTGAGCCACGTCGCACGACAGATCAAAACCAAACAATTGGGTTTGACAACATCCTTTACGGTCGTGTTCAGATGATTGCCAACAATTCTTCCTTGCCACAACAAGCGGGGGTCGTATATGCAACTGAAGAGTTTGGATCAATGACACCAACCGCATCAGACCGGTTGTATGTTACCAGGATCGTCAAGGTGCAAACCTATGGCATCGCTCCCTCTAATGGTTTCACGATTCAAGTTCCTCATATGCGTGTTATTATTGTTGGCAGTGGCAAGGAAGAAAACGAACTCTCCTACATCATGCGACTTCGACAGTCCTACAAGCTTGCACAGGATTTGAATTGAATGGAACTTGAGTGGTGGAAGTTGCTGAGTCAACAGACTCGTCAGAATCCAATCACTACCGCCGAGCTTGTTCAAGCACCAACTCCTAAAGCACTCGATCCAAAGACGGACATAAACTTCGAAGCCATTGGCACTATTGCCGGTGCTACTATTGGTTTCACATCATATGTGTGGACCTACCCCATCGTTTGGATCGATGGCCCTCTTCCAATTGTTGACGCCCTATGGTTAGGCGGTCTTGCATTTGCAACCAATAAGGGTGCAAGGATAGGCCAACGATACGGCAAAGGGATCGACATGTTGGAGGAAGTGTTACTATGACATCAGAAGAAAAACCAATTGAAGAATTAAAATCACCAAGCAAGACCGAACGATTCGCACAGTGGCTTATGACACGTGAAGAACGTCGAGCCGAGAAAGAATCCAACCTCGAAAGTCTAATTCGACTTAACGTGCTTGTGTCCTTTCTCACTCTCGGTTTGGTCGGTGGTTTCGAAACTGTTCAACTTGCTATCTCAATGATCCCTTA